AAAATCGCCAATATAAGACCACAAACAAACAAAACGGAACTAAGCGGAACTAACTTCCGGCAATACCCGCGACAGTCCGCAAGTCATAGAGTGAAGTGTAGTGAAGTGGAGTGAAGTGAAGTGATATACAAAATAAAAAGTTCTTTCTAAAAATAACCGATAATGATATCATGGCAAAAGCTAAAAAGAAAAAGAAAGCCCCGCCACCAAAAGATAAACCTACCCCAAAAAAGAAACCCTTCGGATATGTATTCGGTAGACCTTCAGGATACAGGAAAGAATACTGCGATCTGTCTGGATACCTGGATCAATGCAAGGATAAAGAAGAATTACCCACTAAATGCGGCTATGCTTGCTTTATTGGAGTTTGCGAAGATACCTTAACCAGTTGGGGCAGTAAGTACCCGGACTTCCTCGGGTCTTTAAGGGAATTGATAAATATTGAGAAACGGAATCTCCTAAACAAAGGTCTGGCAGGCACTTACAACAGCACTATCGCAAAGCTGGTTTTATCGGCCAATCACGGCATGAAGGAACGCATAGACGCCACAAGCGATGATAAGCCACTTGGCTCGGTTGTAGTCAACGTAGTGCCTCAAGTGGGTACTGAGGCCAAAGAAATAGAACTACCGCCATTGAAAGATGATAATTGATGATCAGGGTCGTTTGTTTACAATGTGGCAAGGGTTTTAGCACTTATCCGAGCAGAAAGCTATCTGTCCACCACAAGGACAGCGATAAACAGAATTTAGCATTGAACAACCTTGTTTCTTTGTGTACCTCTTGTCACATGAAAGTACACCTCCGAAGGGAGGTGATGCCCCATGTCAGAGAACTTTGAATTAAACCTAACCCCTAAGCAATCAGATGCTTGGTGGATGCTCCATGAATCGCACGTTCAAGAAGTTCTCTACGGTTGAGGCGGTGCAAAGGGTGGGGGAAAATCACACTTTGGCTGCGTCTGGTCATACGTTCAGGCTTATGAGTTGGCCCGCAAATACTTCCCTAAGCCGCTTAAAAACCCCGTTCCTGTTGGTTTCATGGGCCGTAAGATCGGGCGAATGTTCCGGGAAACCACGCTCGAGACTTGGAAAAAGGTTATCCCTCCAGAACGATACAAGATACGGGGCAGGCCAGAGGAGATAATCATTGCAGACCGTGTCAAGATCGTCACAGGCGGTTTGGACAGGCAGGAGACGATAAACCAGTTTAATTCAGCTGAATTAGCCTTTGCGTTTGTAGATCAGGCAGAGGAGACTGTCAAAGACGATATATTGCTGTTGAGGGCGGCAACATTTAACAGGCTATTGCTAAAAGGTGAGCAACAGGCTGGGAAGATATTATGGACAGCTAACCCGGCTAATTGCTGGCTACAGCCTGACTTTATCACAGGTGAGAAATCATCGTCCAAGTGCTTTGTGCAGGCGTTACCGTCCGACAACCCGTATTTGGGCCAGGCTTATGTCAATACGTTGAGAGAGACGTTCAAGCACCGCCCAGAGCTGCTTGAGGCTTACCTGCACGGTAACTGGGACCAGATGGAGGGTGCAGAGCAGATAATCAAGGGTAAGTGGCTCCGGGAGGCAAGCGAGAGGATAGCCAGGCCGGTTTACATCAAGAAGTACCTTGTTTGTGATCCTGCTCGGTTTGGTGACGACGAGTGCGTTATCTACCGCATGGAAAACACTGAAATCGAGGAAAAGGTTGTATTGCCGTACTGCCGGACAACGGACATATCTAACCGTTTGGCGACTATGAGTACGCAAACAGGCGATTGCCCGATAGTGGTTGAGTCTGTTGGTGCTGACTTAGGCGCCGGAGTTGTTGACGAGTTGGCACAGATGGGTAAGCATGTTATTGTCTTTAACCCTGCCGGTGCGTCAATGTATCCTGAAAAATACGTCAATTTAAGGGCAGAGGCTTGGAATGAGGCCGCTAAGATGCTCGCTGCCGGCGTAGTGGACACGCAGACGAATCAGGTAGTCACGTTCAAGAGCGTTTACGAGGATTTAAGAACGCAGCTATGTTCGCCGACACATAAGTTCAGAAATGGCAAGTTGCAGGTCGAGAGCAAGGCAGACATCAAGACCCGCTTGGGACGCTCTCCAGACCATGCAGATACGTATATAATCGCATTATGGGCATTACCCCAGATAGAGGCTGTTTCGTACACAGATTGGGAGAATCGTCGTTCTCCGAGCCAGCGAGAGATGGCACGGAACCCGATGGATATGTAGGGAGAATAGATGAAATCGGTTAAAGAGATAAAGGCAATACTGGACGAGATAGCTCGCCAGGTGGATTTGCCGGAAAAGAAGGTTGCCCCATTCTATTTTAGCTACTGGATTGTTTGCGTAGACTACGGCCCGGTAGAGGAAAGGGGGCAATGGTAATTTCTCCTCCTCATGTAGTTTTGGAGGGTGGCGGAGATGCCGAGATTGCTTTGATTAAGGAAGGCTATACTTTGCGGATTAGAAACGAGAGGATTGACACCGTAAAGACGGAGATCGATCCTAGCCATCTTGCTCTTAACAGTGAAGGTGCTAGGCAGCGAGAAAGTAGGATATTAGGCCATATTAAGCGGATTCGTCACGGTATCAAGATGCACAGGAACGAAAAGGACATGACCGATATTGAGCTGGGAATAGCAATATATGATAAATTTAGATAAAAGCGATGGATGGTATCAGCCCGTTTGGTACAGATTTTGTGCTATATCATGGTGTTTGTTGTTTTGGAGCGGAGTCGGCTATTTAGTTAGCTGCCTCTGGTAATATGAGGCCAATAATGGACGAGGAACAGATTGAGGATTACATTGATGGTATAATAGAATTGGGAGAAAGTTATGAATGTAGTTACGATTCAAATTGACCTTAACGATGGAATAGAACATTCACACTCTGTTCGTTTACCGGATTATCCGTTTAATGTTGATATTTCAAAGGCCGTTGATGAATTAACTAAATGGGCAGACAAGCAACGAAACAGACAATCTGGGCCGCAAGGCAACGAAGAGGTTGCTGGTGGTATGTATGAAAGTCAAAGAATGAAAAGTTGATTAGGAGAGAACGATGGATAAAGCTGAAAACGCTCTATGCGAATCGAGGTAACTATGGCAATACTAACCGATGAACACGAAATAATGGACAAAGTTAAGCAGTACCACAATGACGGTATCTCGAGTTCTGCCAATCTTTACGACCGCATGAGACGTGCAGAGGACTTCAAAATCGGGATACAGTGGAATCAGGCCGTAAAAGACTCGCTTGAGGCTAAAGGCAAGTTTGCTTTGACGATACCCTTGATTAAGCCCACGATAAAGCAGGTTGTCGGCGCAGAGATACAGAACCCGAAGGAATTGAAAGTCAGGCCGCAAATTCGTGGTTCTGCTGCTATTGCGGGCGTTTTAACGTCTTTGAGCAAACACGCCAGGGACTCGGAACACGCCATATACGAACAAACAGCATGGTTTGAATCTGGCTTAACTACGGCGATGGGTAATATCCTAGTATCCATAGAGTTTGACGAAGACCCCAAGCATGGAAATATGTCTATCGAGAAGATTAACGAGTTCGAGGTACTATGGGACCCTAACTGTAAGGTTTACGACCCCAATTCACGGCGACAGGGCTGTAAATTCGTTATATGGATGCCCTGGGAGGATAAAGAGCTTGTCGAGAAGGAATACCCTGACAAGAAGGCAGAGTTAGAGTCTACCGGCACAGGGTCGTATTCTGGGGGTGTTGCTGGTACGGTCAATGGCTTTATAGACTGGCTGACAGGTGATCGCAGGCGCAACATAAGCCAATTTGGAGGCCCAGAACGCGAGGACGTTACTACTATAGAGAAATATCGCTACCAGAAAATGCACACTTGGTGGAGAGAAGAGGCTGATGGCTGGATGTGGTATGACGAAAGAAAATCAGAGCTGGACGCTTTATTGCTGATTCCCGGCGTAGATGCCGAAATAAACGGCCAAAAACTTAGGGTTACTGAAAAGGTGATTACGCAGCTTAAACAGACAGCAAAGGCTAATCCGCAGGTTTTCTCGCTTGAAAAGGTCGTAAGACCTGTTATGCACCACACTATTAGCGTAAACAACGTATTCTTGGAGGATAAAATTGACGAGTTGAACGGCGTTACAATGTTCCCAATAGTGCCATTTTATACATATTTCGACAACGGATACAAGGGTGGAATGTCCGAGGACTTGATCGGGACGCAAGAGGAGCTGAACTGGGCGCATAGCCAGAAACTCAATTTAATCAAGAAATTGGCGAGTACCGGTTACAAAATCACAAAGGACATTACTGGTAAATTTTCTTCGTGGCTTAAGGGTCACGGTGGAGAAGATGGCGTTGTAATCGATGAAAGTAAGGCCGGTGGTAAGGTTGAGCGATTAGAACCGCCAAATCCAAATATCGGCATGATTGAAATCGAGAACAGCGCACAAGAGAACTTTAAGCGTATTTCCAACGTGAGACTTGAAGACCCTACAACCGCAAAAGACCGCGTTGCGACTACAGTTGCGTTGAAACAGCAGGCCGCCCAGGTCGGCAGTTCGCCTATAATGCTTAATTTCGACTATTCTCTGTCGATTCTCAACAACCTGATAGTTGAGATTATACGGAATAACGATATTTACTCGGAGGATGAGATTCGGGCTATTATCGAGGAAGAGGATTTGATTGACAAGTTCTTCTTGGATCAGGCTCGTCAACAGGTGATACAGCAGGTTCAGCAAGCAGGCCAGCAGATACCAGAGCCTCCTACGCCGCCTGACGCTGCCACTATGCAGGCTTTACCGCAGGACGTACAGATTGCCACTGTGACGGACTACCAGGCCGATATGATGGCATACCAGCAGATACAACAGCAGATTACACAGATGGCCGTTCCTATCGCCCAAAAGATGATGATGGACGAGATAAAGAATCTTAAAAAGGGCAAATACAATACGAAGGTTACTTTGAGTAGATATGCTCCTACTGTCAGGATGGCTAAATCTGCCGAGATATTTGAGTTAAATGGTGTGTTGTTGCAGAACGGTCAGCCTCCGGTAGACCGCAAGATTCTAGTTGAATCGACTGATGTAGACCAGAAAGAGGAGATTATCGCTGCAGGCGAGCGTCAGCAACAGCAGGCAATGGCACAGAACCCTAACGTTAATGTTTCGAGGTAGATATGCCTTTAACTATTTGCCATAAGAACCCGGAAACAGAGTTAAAACTGTTTAACGCCGGAGAGTTTGACTTGGTTTGTAAAAAATGTGGGACAAAGCAAATTTTCAAAGTAAAACTAGAAACCGATGATTTATGCGATTTAAGGGTTGTCGTGTCTTGTGATAATTGTCATGCAATGGTGTCCTACAGGACTCTGTTAGCGAATGGAGACTGATATGTCTTTAACGAAAGAAGAAATAGCCCACAAGACTAATGTTGACCTGTTTGGTAGCACAGACAGGTATAAACAAGATCGTGCCGAGGGTACTGGCAGGGATCACAGGGAGTTTATAAGGTCAAAGAAAAACTATCGTGAGAATTACGACAATATCGACTTTAGTTACAGTCGGAGAAAAAAGAAATGAGAGATTTGGCAGCTAAATTGAGAAGTACGGCAGCAGGATTAAGAACGAAATTAACGCTTAAAAAGCATTTTGAGGATGCTGCAAACGCTATCGAGGCACAGGTTGCGGATATTGAGGAAAAGGACAAAGCTATTCAGTCGTTGAATAGAAAAATAAAAAAGCTGGAAAAGGAGAACAAATGAACAAGAATTTGATGTACGCAATCGCTGTTGTGGCAGGATTGGCATGCTTGGTTTGCGTAATGACAGGTTGTAACGAGGTCAACACAAGCCCGCCAGGTCAGACCGTCCAGAATCTTAAACCATTGCCGCCTGATTGGGTTGCGATTTACGGTGACGGCGTACAATCACGTTTACTGTTAAATATGGCGATTACTCTTGAACGCCATGACAAAGAAATCAATGGACTGGCTAATATAATTGCCAAAAAACATCCCGAGGTAGTTAAAAAGGCAGAAACTTTAAAAGGAGACCCTAATGGCCCGGATAAAAGCATCGAAAATCAAGACAGTAAAGAGTAGGAAGTCGCCCAAAGATTATACGGCAGAAGAACTTTCTCGTATTGTATGGGCGTTCTTAAGCGTTTTACTGGCTAAGATAGACGGCGTTGTGGCTTTGTCGTTTGATATGCTTGACAAGTTTCCTGATAGCGAGATGCCGAGTTTTGAGTATAACTCCGAAATTGACGGTCTTGTTCTGACACACCCGATGAAAAAGAAGATACAGAAGATGCTTACAGACAAGAAAAACCAGATAATCGGCGGTAAGCCGAAGGTTATCAACCCTTTTGACTTGGTTTCTATCCAAAAGGAAAATTGATGAGCAAGAAGAAGCGAAAATCTATTCGTAGAGTACAGAAGTCTAAGGTTGATGCCAATGGTGTTATGATCGCAATGCCTATTCACAAGAATTGCTTGATTCACATTCGAGTCGCAGACTTTTGTTTCAAGGCTTGCAAGTTACCTTGGATAGGTTGGTTGCATGAGCCTAACTACGTTGCAGAAATCGGCAGGAATACGCTTATTGCTAATATTTTGGACTTTCACCCGGAAGTTACGCACATTTTCTTCTTGGATGCCGACACATTACCGCCAAAGGATACGATTCTGAAGTTACTGGCGCACGATAAAGATATAGTGGCCGGAGCATATCCGTTGATGGGGCAGGGTAAAAAATGCTGGAATATGTCTATATCAGAGGAAATGCCGCAATCTCTCGTAGAATACAAAGACTTACCGGCAGGATTGTTTAAGGCTACCGCTATTGGTGGCTCTACCGTTCTTATCAAGCGTGAAGTATTCGAGAGGATGGAGTTTCCTTGGTTCAAGACTATCTGCGAGCGTGGAATAACCCACATGGGGCATGATTTCTACTTTGCCAACAAAGCAAGGAAGCTCGGGTACGAGATATGGGTAGACCCTACGATAAAATGTAATCACTACCAAAACGATATTGACCTATTAGAGATGTTTGAAAGGATTTAGTGATGGCGAAAAACAACGAAATGCAAAAGGCTCAAAAGGAACACGATGTAAAGGTTGAGGCCGCAGACAAGGTTAAAGAGGTTGAATTAAAGGCCGAAAACGCTGCTTTGAAGGCTAAAGTAAAAGAACAAGAGGCTGCGGAGAAGGCGAGACTGGCTGAATGTGACGCCTTGGCTGAGAAGAACAAGAAAATCTTGGAAGATCGCATAATAGCTTCCGAGGCTGCTGAAAAGGCAAAGGCGAAGGCCGAAGCCGAAAACGCTGCTAACCGTGAAAAGAAGATAACAAAAGAACTAAAAACACCGCTTACCGCAGACGACCAGACAAGAATAGCAGAACTGGAAGCAAAGGCTAATGCTCATGGCGATTATTTGGCTACTGCTTCAGAGATGCTCGAGCTTGGTCGGCTCCGTAAGCGAGTAGAACTTAAATAGGTCAATTTAGCCTGACTACGAGGCGGTTCGTAGGCTCTCAAATGATAGGTGAGAGTGTAATCCTATCCAGTTACCATTGCTGTTTCAATGGGATCT